TGTTTGTATCTTTAACACCTGTTACACTAGTTCCTGCATCCCCAGTTAGTCCGTCAAATACATCATCACGATAGAAGTATACGTTTGCCCATTTTGATTGCGAACTACCTTTCTTAGGTCTAATAATTACTCGTCTAAACTCATCACCTTTAAGTGATACGTTTGCAGGTAATCTAATTGGAAAATGTTCTTCATATGTACCAGATTCAATTCTAATACTAATTTGATTAAATTTAATTGTATTTGCATATTCAAGTTCTTCGCCTACTATAAAGTCAGTTGGCTCAAGTAATTGCAATTCAAGTATGTCTGTATTAGCAGGGTTGCTTGGATTTAAGTCTTCACTTAAATATTCAACAACTCTACCCAATGCGCCCGACTCTTTACCTCGGATAACTTTACCTGGCAAGATGTCTGTATTGTTTGGGTCACCTTGATCAACGTAACTATTTGTGCCACCATTACCAAATGCAATTTTATATGTGCTACCGTCAACAATAGCAGGTGCATCAAATACATTGCCGTCATTGATAATACCTATAATAATATCAAATTTTGCACTAACAGAGTTACGTGCTGTCGAATCTGTTTGATATCCACTATTAATGTATTGTGGATATAAAGATTGGAACGTTGTGCCTGGATTTAAATTTTGCAGTACAACATCAACAAGTGCTTTAACAAATGTAATACCTGCAAGTGTTTCAGTTTTTTGTGTTGTGATCGCCGCTGTTGCACTTGCGTTAGCATAGTATCTAATACCAGCACGTCTTGAAAGGAAGTTAGCATTATTACCTGTTAGTGTATCAAGTATAACGGCATCAACCATAAGTCCTACATCGCGAGCACAAGTATCGTTATCGTATTTAAAGTTAGGATAGGTAACATTAAGATATGCAATAGTTTCTGCTTTAATAAACTCTTTGTTTGGATCTAATAATGATTTAACACTACCACGTCCTGTTGGAATAGTTTTGACTGCCGCTGATATAATCGTTGTTGGTGTTACAAAAGACGTATGTGTAATTGTTTGTGCATAGTTACCTAGTTCAAACTTTGAAGCAATTTGTAATTCTTCTGCTCTACGTGCCGCCGCACCAATTGTCGCCAATGAATATGAACTACTTCTACCTGCTTTACCCGGTGCTGTAGTAAGAAATCTATCATCGCCGCTATTTGAAACATATAAGTTTGATGAACTAATGCCTTCTTGTTGGTCAACGTATAATTTTGTTGCAACTTGTAAATCGTCTGCATCAGGGCCTATCGTACCTGCTAGAGCGCCTGGATGATCATGTGCAAATAATGCACCAGTCATTGTATCGCCTGCTCTACGTACTACACTCTTACGAGGTAATGCTTCGTTTGACAAGTAATATCCTGCTAAGGCTGTGTCTAATCCTTGATCAACTAATGTATGTACGCCTGCCGCCACTGTGCCTGAAATATTAATACTATTTGCATTTGTAATAGCATCAGATGAACTAGCGTGTACACTAACTGAGTTGTCGTCAATAACACGAATGTAATAAATTGAATCTTTTACTAGCCCTGTTAATGCAGACCCAGTTGACTTGTATTGATAACTTGCTCCATTACTTGCTCTGTCTAACCCGTGATCTTGAATTTGTAGATCTTGTGTTGAAATTATACCTGTAACTGCTAGATTATATTCTGTAGCATCTGCTGGCTCATCACGTAGTCCGCCCATTTTACCTGGGTTAGTTGCTTTAGCATAACGTTGGTCGTTGTATTCTTTGTCTGGAACAAGATCATGTATTGTATAATTGCCGCCGTACTTACTAGTAAACGCTGTTGCACTTGCGGTTGAAATATCTACATTACCAATTGCAAATCCTGCCGCACTAAGATGACCGCCTAGTTGTGGACTAGTGTCGCCTGCTACGTTTGTTCTACCTGCTTGGATTAAAAGTTTGCCTGCTTGTGTTACGTTAAACACAATAGTATCGTCTGCAGGGTCACCTGTAATTGCACCGTTTGATACTAGTTCTAATGCTTCTACACCATCTTCTGTTGTATTAACTGCAAGTACTCTACTTGCTAAGCCTGTATAATCATCTGGAGTATCACTTAAACTTCTAAAGTTTATTTGTCCACCAATACCAAATACAGCATATAGTTCTTTAAAGTTTTCATTACCTTTGCGAAACGACTCACGTAAACTGTCACCAGTACCGTCATTGCCCTCTACACCAATATCAATAATTTCTCTTGCCATCTTATAACTCCATTAAGCAGGTATTGCTAGTTTGTCCACATCAAAATTTACACTTACGCCACAACCGCATGATGATTGTGCGTTAGGGTTAACAATGTCAAACATTGCCCCCATTATATCTTTTTTATAATTAATTACGGTTCCAAATAAGAACATTAAACTTGACCCGCCTATAATGAATGTGCTATCTTCTGTGCCATAAATTATTGTGTCGTCATCAAGTAGTTCGTCTGCCGTAGCATATGTTCCCCATTCGTATTCAAATCCTGCACATCCGCCACCTTTTAGGTTAAGCGTAACTGCATAAACTTCATTTTCTTTACAAACTGAAGCAATTTGTGCTTTTGCAGTGTCTGTAAGTGTACAAATATCCATTGAAACTCCTTTTAGTACTGTTATTTATCTTAGTGTTTTGTAATCTTAATGTAAATATAGTTATGTTCATAGAAGAAATTAAAAAGAAAAGCCGGCACGTAAGAAGGTCTAAAAACGGTGTTGAACACCAGTATACTAAGACCAAAACATTTGCTAGATTACGCTGTGATAATTGTAATACAGAGTTTGTACGACCACGAGGAAGTATGGACCCTAAGCGTCTAAGTAATAACTATTTTCATGTATGTAATGACTGCGATGCAAAAAGATTTGCACAGAAAGCCGGAGTAGACCAGAAGCAAAAATGGGATAACATCTCTGCTTCTAGTAATTTAACTATTGGTAAACTTTAATCTTCGCGTTTGTAAATTGTCCAAGCACCATATGCTATTGCGGCATATGCTACTAAACTTGCAATTGGCTTAAAGATTAAAAATGCAATGCCTGCACCAATTAGAACGGCTCCGTCAAGAGTTGTTCTTTCGTTGAGTCTTGCTGTAATCCATTTTTTGACCATGTTTCTTCTCCTATTAAATATTTATTGTATAATTCTATACTTGCTAGATTCTTGCACTTACTTTCACACATAATATCTGTATAAGGTAGAAAAGATAATGCCCATTCGTTAACTTTGTCGTTAGGGTAATAATCACTATGCGCTCGTAGTTTGCCTTTCTTGTAGCCTTGTTCTAGTAGTGCTGGAAAGTTAGGCAATGTATCGTGTGCAAAGCCTTCGGGCAAATGCTCAGTCCTGCTGTAAGAATAATGTATTGCAGGTCGAACACCACGCCACGAATCTATTACGCGAGCAAATCTATCGTCGGTGGGTTGAATGTATTCTCCTTCACGGCACCAGTGATGGTGTATGTCAAGCACAAGTGCGAGGTCGTCTGCAAGTTCGAGGCTGTCTTGGATGCCCCATTTGTTTTCGTCGTTCTCGATTGTGATGGAGTTTCTCGCTTCTGGCGATAACCGCTTGAGGGCGGCCTTAATACCGGCCGGACCGTTTCTGCCTGAGATATGAACGTTGCACTTAAAGTCTTGGAATGTTTGTCCGTAACCCATATAGCGGATGACATCGGTGTGATATTCAAATTCTTCTATGCTCCTATCTACAATTTCCGGGTTATCACTGGCAAGCACTGTGAACTGACCTGGATGCATCGATAATCGCACATCAAGGGCTCTTGCCGTGGCGCCGACTTTTGCAAATTCTGTTTCACAATATGCACGAACGTCAGACTTACGCCAATAATAAGACCACTCATGCTGGGTATAAACAGGAAGAACATCAGAACCGAGTCGTACCATTCTAAGTTGTGGAGGAAGTGATCCAACATATTCAATCAACCTTTTGTATGCGGCAATGTTGTGTACCATAATGTCCCACAATCGTTGCTCGGCTATATCAACAGTTTGCCTATTAAGCCACTGTACTGTTGTGCTACGAGTATTTAGCGGACGTTGGATTTCTTCAAGCACTTTCTTCTTCTGTGTTTGATCTGGGTGCATATATTTGCAAGCAAAGCCAATACGCTGTATAGGTTCTGCCATGTAGTCACCTGCTGTTGTAAATTTTAAATCCATCATATACTAGAAGTCCCTGTAGTTGCCATCAATGTTGTGTGTGCCTGAGTTTGATATTGCCCACTTGAAGCAATTAAATTTGCTGTATCTAGCATAGTAGGGTAATCTAGTTTGATCTTCGCCATACATTCTAATACCTTCTTGTCGTAAGTGTGTATACCATTGTTTAAATAGTATAACACGTTTACGTAAGATTGTCAAGTTCATTTTATATATGCTGTATTAAAACTAATTGTAACACGATTGTCTGTAGTATTTTCTTCAGTAAAATGTTCTAACCAACTAGGAAACAATACTAAACTGCCTTGTTCGCAAGGTGTTTCCATAAGTGCGGCATTGTAATGTGTTTCTTGTGCAGTATATTCAAACATTTTGTATACTTGTAACGGACTTTTAAATATTAACGGTGTACTGCCTTTGTCTGCTATTGGATAAAATGCTCCGCTCAATACACTTACTTCATGTCTGTGGGCCTTAACTGCTCCGCCCTTTCCTACTCTGTTCATCCAACTATTAGTAATTCTAAGTTGAGGAAGTCCGTATGTTAAACAATAGTCTTGTATACATGCTTCTAGTTCTTTTTTAAACTGTTCAAGACCTAATTTGTCTAGCCACCTATTACCAGTGCTTTCATCATATGAACTTTCAGCATCTTTCATTATAGCATGCCATTCAGTTTTAGTTTTGTTAACTATGCCTACCATACGATCATATTGCTCAAAGTCATTAAGATCATATCTCATTACTACTGTAGGGAAAAGTTGATCTATTTTTTTTGGGAAAAGTTGGTTCATGAATCGCTCTGTTTCATTTTATAAGTAGGATAGTATGTATTAAAATTAATAGTAGTTCTATGATCACATTCAATAGTAGGAACAAAATGTTCCATCCAACTTGGATATATTAATAAATCACCCGACTGTACTTCTTCTAAATGTGCATAACCTTGTCCTGCTACAAACGATCTAATAGACATTTGATGCGGAATAGTCGGATTAGCAAAGGCAAGTCCGTGACTGCCTTCTGGTGCATTAACAAACAATGTACCACTGATTACACTGCCTTCATGTCGATGTCGCTGTACTTTACTACCTTTGTGCATAATAGTATACCAACTATCATCTATTTCTGGTGTTACTAAATTATTATATCGAGAGTAGCCTGAAACACATGCTAACATAAGAGAATCTAATTCAGGCAACTTATCTAGTAAGTAACTTTTTTGCTGCCAATCTTCGTGGAAACTTGTTCGAGCATTGCCTTCTACAATTGAATTTTCAGTAACTTCAGCCTCCATCAAATCTGATAACAATCCGTCCCAGTCCTCATATTCATTCCATAATGAATATTTCATTATGTTTGTTGGAAACAACGGAATTAATTTTGAATTGTTTGCTATACCTTGACTACTCATACCCAGTTCTCCTTACACCATGGATCAACGCAATTATGTGGATTTGGTTCTCCGTGAAATACTGCAATACTTGTGTCTGGCATAATTTCTGGAACGCCAGGTGTTGCAAAATTACGAACACCGTCAATGCGAGTCATCGTTGGCTTGTTACGCATTTCCCATTTATAACTTTGTAGCCATTCATCTGGCCAATACACAAAGTTGTCTTTGACTTGGTCGTATAACCAATCTTGATCTCCGTGGAACTTTCTAGAATGAACAACAGGGTTCTGCATAAAATTAGTATACACATATGGATGTTGACCAATTTCTAATCTAAAACAACTGCTGTTAAACTTATTCCAACTAGGATTGTTTTTCCTATTAAAGTCTCTAATTACACAAAACTTACCAGGTTGGTACGTAAACAATTTATCAATATTCTTAAAGATGATTACATCTAAGTCAATAAACAAAACTGTGCCTTGTAGTACTAGTTCTGGATTAAAAAACATTGGTTTGTACCACCAGCCTTGTAAGCCTCTATGTTGTGGTAAAGGTTCTACCCTAATATCTTTATCTAAGTCCTGTTGATTTTCTGTGAAACAAACAAACTCAAAAGGCAGTGTCATATTGCGTTTGCACATTCTAAACAATGTGTTTACATATTCTGCTGAATATTTACTACCGTGTTTTAAACATGCAATATAACGTTTAGAAGATGGCTCAAAACCTTTACTCCATCTATCCGGATCACCTAAATCAGTCTTATCTACAACTGGTGCAACTACAACTGGCTTAGGTTGTATCAATTCTGGTTTAGGCGTAGGCGTAGGTTCTTTGATAGGCTCACGCACTGTAGTTGTTTTAGGAATAGGCTTATGTTCTTTTTTGCCTGTAGTTTTTTCCCTAGTCTTACGTGCTTTGCGTTCTTCTTTGCTTTCGTTTGGATAGTACTTTTTAACCATTTAATTAGTCAGCCTCGTAAATCGCCGAGTTCGCACCATGTTCAGAACATTCTGCTCTTACACAATAGCAACGATTATCTGTTGCTTCACGTATAAGTTTGTCTGCAAAGCGCCATGCATGTTCTGCAAATTTCTCTGCACCAACACCGTCCATTAATACAACTTCTGCAAGTCCCATGTTTTCTAATTCTGCAAATTTATACGCATATGGATCTTCTCTGTCAATACAAGTCTTATGATCAAAGTTATCTTCTAACCATTTCTTCAAAGGCTTTAGTCCACCAAAGTCAACTGCCCAGTTTTTGTTATCTAGTTCATCACAACCAAATGTGAATTTAAATGCTAGACTATATCCATGTATCAAATGACAGTGTGAATGATCTGCATGTGGTTGACGGAACACCGCTGATAGTCCGATGTTGTGTCCGTATGTTTTAGTGCTAAAATAAGCCATGTGTTCTCCTTAAATTAAACGGCGGAGTATTTAAAGAGGGTCGACGCATTAAGTCCTCTGTGTTATGTACTTATTATACTATAGATTGTCGAGGCTGTCAACTGAAACATTTGGCAATTTCCAGTTATTTGGTAATGTAAAACCTGTTGTTTGGTATATCTTAAATTTAATATTTGGATACATCATCATTAATACACCTATTTGATGTATCCAATATCTAGGATCTATATAATGATGATCGCTGTTATTATAATTAGTAGTATCTTTATATATATTATTCATGTATTGGTCTTTACTGTGTAAGTCAAACCCAATTAATTTTATATCATTACTTAATTTACAGGCTAATAATACTGCGTATGGACCACTCCCCCATTGAAAGGGCTCGTCCGGACGTTCATATCCTTTGTAAGGAAGTTCAGGCACACTCATTATTCCATATGCTTGAAACTCGTCCATCCAATTTTCTCGTGTATAAACGTTAGATTTGTATTCTGCTGTAATTGTTTCTCTAACCATCTTACGATCTACACAAATCAAATGGTCCATTTTGTAGTCACGCATAATGGCGTTGCATCCGATCTTGATGCCGCTTAGGTTATTAATATTTATAGAGGCGCGACTTTCACCATTACCAAACACATACATAAAATTATTTATTCTATGACGAGTGAGATGTTATCAAACATCTGGATTTTGGTTCTTTTGAAAAGTAAGTATACACAATCAAACTCACTGTATAGACTTACTCTATATACGCCCGGTCCCATTCCTTCCGGTCTAGGCATTGCCCATTGATGGTCAACTATACCTGTATCTGAACCAAGATAATCATTTGATCTTATATATATTTTTCTAGCAAAGTCAAATTGATAACTTTCGCCTGTAGTGTCGTCGTATGCATCCGAGTGTACTCTTGTTAGTGTACATTCGTGTTTTCGACTGCCCTCTAAAATAAAATTAATCTGATCACCAGTTACTGGGTTATTTGTTACTGCAATTCCTGCGTTGTTAAACACGAATGCATTATTAAAGCCAATATATAATACACCTAGGATAATAAGTGTTGCCATACTCATCCCACTGACTACATTAGTTGCGGCTTTTAGTATTCTAAATGTTTTATCATTCATCTTTTAACTCCGCTAGTTCTTCTTTGATTAAAATGACCTCTTCGTTAACTTCGCCTAAATTAGCACTAGCCCTAGTTAATGTTTGGATTAAGTATCTTATAGTAAAGATCGCCCACCACCACCAAGTAACTGCTGTAACAGCAAATCCTGTTAGCCCTATGTAAAAGGCTATTTCAAGAGTTACTATATTAAACAGTACTAGAACACCTGAAGTTACAAGGAAGAGAGTCGGGGTTAGCCGTGCAAAAAGATCCCAACGTTCGACTTGCTTTCCAATTTTTTTGTTTTTATCTTTGTCCATACCGGTATTCCCTCATGTAAATTTATTTACATTGTATTTAATCATTTGTATTGGATTATTAAGTAACTGGTTTACGTACCAATTGCACCAAAAGGCTTCCATAAGCCCGGGGTACCGTCTCTAGTACATACCCAACCTACGTATCCAGTGGGTTGTGGGTTTGTGTTCCATACAATATCCCCTATTGCATACACTCCAGTTGTTGGTGCTGTAGCACCATTTTGCATTTTACGACCATCAAACTTAATTGGACCTGCAGTACTTAAACTTACGTCTGCGTCAATATTAGTTACGCCAACGCCAAGTTTACCATGTACACTTAATTTGGCATTATCACTTCCTTGTGTACCAACAACAACATGTCCGTTTGCTTTAATAGTTAATCGTGTAGTGTCATCAGTAATAACTTTTAGATCGTCGTTTGTCCATGTTCCAATGCGGATACCGGATTCGTTTTCACTATCAATTATAAACTCTGCGTCAAGATTTGCAATTGATAATGTTGCGTTTGGATTGTCAGTACCGATACCTAGTCTGTTTACATCTGCTTCCCAAAATAAGTATCCATCAAAGTCAACGTTACCTGTAACACTTAAACTATCTAGTACACCTAAATTAGTAAGACTACTATTAATAATAGTTGAGCCTAGGTCCGTTTCTGTAATAACAGGAACAGTACCAATACTATAATGTTTTGTACGAGCAAGATCAATGTTCTCTGATGAAAACATTCTATCTGGATTTTCGTGAAATACAAACTGTCTAGATACTGATGGAGTTCTCCATACCAAGCCTTTACCTGCTACGTTGTCGCCATCAAATTCTAAACTAGTCGAGCGTTCGTTACGAATGTCTGCTGTAAGTTCGTTAACATGCAAACTTTGTGCTGTAATACTGCCTGTAACATCCAAGTTACCTGCTACTGCAACGTTGCCTTGAAGTGTATCAACGTCAATAGTATCAACTGTGATACCGTCGTCGTCTACCATTAATATCATACGGCTTGCTTGATCACTAATACCTCTACTAGTAAAGTTAGTAATCATTCCACCATGTATCTTATTGCCGCTTAAACTGCGATCACTAATTACTGGTGCCGGTGTCTCGCGGTCTGCAAGATTATTGATTGCGGTGCCTAGGCTATCTAGACTATTTTGGATGTCTTCTGTGCTCATGTAAGTATTTATCAACTTACCTTTAGAAGCACTGTTTCAGGATTGCAACGGCCATTCAGTTTAGTATCTGTAGTTTTAATATCATCTAAGAATGTACGTAGTTTCACTTTGCCTGCTGACTTAAAGTCTTTAATTTGATCTGCCGGCTTACGCAATGTCTTTTGTACACTTAACGCTTCGTTGAATCCAGTAATTGTAGTGCCTTTTACACTAAGTCCACTGCCGACTCGTTGCATTCCTTTAGGATCGATATTTTGTGCTACATATTTGCCTAGTTTACGTGTCTTAGTATTGAACACCCAAAGTTCATTAGCACCGATAATTTGATCTGGGCTAACACTTGCAAGTTTAAACTTGTCGTCAGTTACACAATATTTTAGTTTCGCAACTAATTTGTCTGCACTATACACCTTAGGCTTACGAGGCTTACGTGTCGCTTTAGCACTGTCAATAACAAAGTCTAATGCTGTCATTAGTTCTTCAATTGCTGTAGTAAACGCTTTGATGTCTGCTTTCTTAAGATGTGCGTAACCTTCTTTAAGTTGAGCCCACTGATCTTGTGTATGCTCATCCATCTTCTTAAGTTGTCCTGCTGTAGGGAATCGTTCTAGTTCTTGAAAGTCAACTAGTTCGTTTTCATAAAAGCCTTTAAGTTTGCGAGCATGTGCCTGTGTTACACCCATCTCACCAAAATGTTTCTTAAAGTCAAATCCTTTAGGATCAAAGTTCTTCTTATCACTAATAAACCCATCAAGCCATTCTTCTAGTGCTTCGGCTTGTATTCTTGCTTGATCACGTATACGCTCTTGAATAGTAGGAACATATACATCCTTCTTGTCTTTTGCTTCTTCTTCTTTTACTTCAACAATTAGTTCGCCTTCACTAATAGCACGTTCGCATCGTTTGTGCAAAAAATCACTAACAGGTTTAATTGCTCCGCCTGTGCCTGGAAGTGATTGCCAATGTTCGTCGTGTGCTTTGTGATAGTCTGGCATGCCATTCAATATCATCTTTGCTACAATACCTGCTGTAATACTTACTGCATGATTAGGAGCCGCCTTGGCTTGTTTAATTTGTAGTTTAGTGTACCCGTTATCGCCCATCCATAAGTACACACTAGGCCATAAGTCCCCGGCCTTGAAGTTTTCATAATACCAAGAGTGAGTGCTCTGACGGTACCTGTGATACTTTGGTCCGTCCCAATCTTCACTGCCTTCCCAACTAGGTTCTGCAAGTTTTGCACCTCGCTTAATACGCGGCGCACCTCGTACTACTTTCTTTTTAGGTTTTTTAGTTATTGATTTTGCGGAAGCCATAGTATTCTCCTAGTTGTTTTAAGTAGTATATAGCCGAGTTGACAGAAAGTCAACTATAAATGGTTAAGAAAACTTCTTTTTAGCATGATGAATATCTTTGTATCGAAGTTCTTCAGTCATTGCGGGTTCAAATGTTTCAACGTGTTCCATAGTCATTTTCCATTCATCACGCTTGAAAGGTATAACTTGCATTAAGGGTTGTCCTGCTTGATATACATGTTCTTTAACTACCCAGCCTGGAAATTCAACTGGTGTGTCAAACGAGTCAGTATCAACTATGCCAGGAAACAATCTTATGTTAGGATTAAAGTCGTAGAACGGTTGAATGAACAAACAACTGTATCCAGGTGGTGTTCTTACCATCCACGGATTCTTAAGTTTTATCCATTGTTGTTTGCTAGGAGTCTTTACTGGACACATTTCAAACTGATGTGCTTCGGGATAATATTTTTCGTCAGATACTTTTACACGATTTTCAATATAGTTGCCCGGTGCGTTTTCTTGTTTAAGATCGATGTCTGCTGGATTGTCAATTATGTATCCACTAGTAAGCATATCAGTTGCTGGCATACATTGTTTAATAGTAGGAATTTCATTACCTAGTTGCAGTAAAAACTTTTCTCTTGGCAAGTCTTTAAACCATTTAGGTAATGCTTTTTTAGCAGGTCGAACAGGATAGTCTTCAATAACTGAACTATCCATTGATATAAATTTTATGTCAATCAAAGTTTTTCGCCTGGTTCAAATCCACGGAATGTTTTAAAGCGTGGAAAGCGTAGACTGTATGTTCCGTCTTGATTTTGTGTTACTGCGTCTGCACGTACTTCAACCAACTGACCAACAAGAGCATCGCGACTAGACCAAAATACGGATCTGTTATCATCCGTAAACCCACTGCCGACATTAACCCTAATGTCCTTCCCATCATCAACCCCAGTACATACAACAGCGCCGAGCCGTCCTTCGTTTCGTCCTGTTCCTTCTTCGACATCTACAACCTCCAATGTTACTTCAATAAAAGGCTTCGCTTTTAACCATGCGTGTGTACGCTTGCATTCATAAGGTGCATTAACGTCTTTTATCATAACACCTTCGTATCCGCCTTCTACAGCGGCTTTATTTAACGCTACAAAGCGGTCTTGCCCATTAGTGGTACTTAGATCCACATTTTCCCAATCCAACGCTTGTACGTGCTCTAAGACGCTTGCATGTTGCTCTACCCATGCTTTGGTAATAGCACTGCGGAAACTCTGTGGCTTGTCCCATACACCGTTCTTGAAACAACCCAACGGAATAGTGTCAAACAAATGTAGTACAGCGTCACTATTTTGGACAGTTTCTTTGCGATGAATTTGCTTCATTAGATCTTGGAAATTGGCACTCATTACCTCACCGTCTAGTACTAACGGATACGGAACTGGGTAGTCTTTAACAACTGCTTCAATTTCTTTAATAATGTGATCAAAGTTATGAAACTGTTTACCATTGCGACTAAACATTTCTACTTTGTTACCACGAATAATTGTTAGTACACGTACTCCGTCTAGTTTAATTTCAATTTGCTTTTCGCCTACCATCTTCTTTTCGTGATTGGCACTATCATGTGCTAAACTACAAGTAAACGTAGGAACGCTATACTGTGGCATTCCAACTTTCTTAGCAACTTTGTTTACAGTCTTTTCACTGCACCCACAACGCAAGTCTTTAATAAGGATTCTACGATACCAACCATTCCATTGTTCTGTAGTTGCTGTGTCCTTACACAAAATAATAGCATCTCGTGCCGCATGTCCGGTAAGACTTCGGTTAATAAGTTTGCGGGTAAGTTCTTTAAATACAGGCCATGCAAGTCCTTGACCGCTAAGTACATCTGAACGCTCTGGTACTTGCTTTACACCAAATGTAACAAGCGGATCAAGTGCCATAGTAACACCTTCAAAGAACTCGTCCAGTCCTTCTTCCATTGCTTCTAAAATTACTTGTTCTTTTGCTAGGCGACTGTTGTCTGCTTCTAGTCTTTCGATAATATCTTGCGGTTGTGTTCTCATTGATTGCGCCTCTGTTTGCCTAATTGTTATACATAGTGTAGCACCGAAACGTTAACTTGTCAACCATTAAATTGGTCGGAGTACGAGGATTCGAACCTCGGACCTTTGCGTCCCAAACGCAACGCACTACCAGACTGTGCTATACTCCGTAATTTGGCAACCCGTTAGCCGCACACCCTATGGACAGGTGCATCTGACCCCTACGCTATGTAGGATTTGTTTCACATAGTAGAATGCCACGGGTCCACAGCATTGCTCTACTTTGTATTTGGCATAGGTGCTCAGATTCGAACTGAGAGTTGGTGGTTTGGAATCACCCGTGTTGCCGTTAACACTACACCCATAAACTTTTTTAAAACTACACTATCTTTGACCCTTTCGAGGTCTCTGTCCCTGCAAAGACACCTTATTGCAGTAAGGCGTAGTGTAGTCATAAAAAAAGCCCCTAACCGAATTAACTGCTAGGGGCTTATCTAAAATAACTTTTTAAAAAGTCACGTCAAGACATACCCCAACTTAATGGCGGCCAACAAGTAATATATGTTGTGTTAGTCTTGAACATGTAGTTATTCCTTATCTCTTATTATGTATTTATAATACACTCTTATTTAGTAGTTGTCAACCTTTATTTTGGCTGGGTTGGTAGGATTCGAACCTACA